ATCAAATCTTTCATAGCCTTTTGTACTACTAACAGATCTGTATTTTTAGTATCTAATTGTTTTGCACCCTGTAATTTGCTAGAAGGTCAATTAGCGATAAATTTATATTTAGAATTGCGTCTCAGTTTTGTTATCGTATAGCTTTTTATCTATACTTCTGCAGATTCATTTCTCTGCAGCTCAGCGTACCTTTTCACCATGCGATTCTTCGTTTAGGTGGAGAACACTCTTGGACATATTATATTCTACAAAATAAACTTCCTTTAACATTATTCAATAGTTCATATAATTCATAAGGAATTATATTAATTTCTTTTCACTCCTTTATTATAGTTTGTGGAGGTCTTGCGATGTCATTAGGATCATCGTATTCAACTAATATTTTTATTTTCATAGTTTCAATGTCTACGCGTTACGGTATCAAGTATAATTTACATACTTAATTACCTCGGGATTAACATCTCAGTCTTCCCCGAATTTGCTCTCTAATGATTCTAATAGTTTCTTATTAGAACGGCAATACTTGTCTCATGTTTGGTATTTTCGATCTAAATATACAGTTGCGTTTTTGTACATTTTCTGTAATATTTTTATACTCTGCAAAATTCTAAATCGTAAATAATAAACTTCTCCATTTTTAGTTTTATGTGTAATGAGTTGTTTATTAGTACCAAAATATTTTTGAAAAGCATCCATCATGTCTTTTGTTCCCATAAAAGATAGTTGTAATTTATTAACCGATGTTTCTTCTGTCATTATACATCCGTCTCCATCAAAATATCCTCTAATGAAATGTATAATTAACTCTTTTGGTAGAATTGTTTCATCGGGAAATGTCAAAATTAATGATTTTTTTGGAACAACTCCTAATTTATTAAGGGATTCTCAAAAATGCGAATTACTTACACTTCATCTACATCTATTTCTTTTGTTTTTTAAATCTATTTTTACTAAATCATCAGTTGCTTTAACAAATTTATTAAATTTATGTAAATGTTCCACATCTTTCATATTTAGAGCTATTTCAAAATCATGTGTTTTACTTCCAACATATCCATCAGCGTAAATAAAACCTAATCAATATGCTTTCTCTTCTGTATTAATGATGTCAAAGACTGTGTTATCAAATCGTAATACAGGAGGTGTTGGATAATAAGTTCCTCCCAAACGATTTAATGCTTTTTTAAGAGTTGCTTTTGATATACCAAAACATTCTAATGTTTTAGAAGCATCTTTTACTTCTTCATGATGCTTTACAATTTCTTCATAATTGTATTTTGGATACGATCTCTTTGTACTTCTACCGGTAGATCTGATAAGTTTACGAATATAGGAAAGTGCGGCCCCAGTTTCAAATTTAATACCTGGAACATGCATTCCTTCATCAAATAACTTAAGTATTCTCTGGTCTAACTCCGGTGTGCTTTTTGTATGTTCGTGTTTATATCTCATAATATATTTTATTTTTAATAATACAAATGTACAAAGAAATTTTAACTTTTACAAATTTTTATAAGACTTTTTTACCCGGCATGTAAATTCTTCAGAGTTCAATCCCATCCTTTATTCCTCCATAATAGCCAAAAACTAATTGTTTATCCTTTTCGAGATGAAATAGATTACCATTTAACCAAACATTCTTACATGAAAATACATTATATTTTTTTAATGTTTTTTCACTAATTCCGTATTTAGCTCATCAATCTAATTCATATTGTTGAAAAGGGCGAATTTCTACTTGGATTATTGCAGCAGAGTTTACTTTAATTTCCTCACCATTATATTTGATTTTAGGTTTGTGTTTTTCCATATTTAGTTTAATTAACCCAAAATCATTGGCTATAGTTTGTAGAGCTTCATAAAATGATATATTATAGAGCTCAGATACATAAGCAAAACAATCTCCACTTCAATTTGTCCCAAAATCTTTCATTATCAATCTTCCACTTCTATTACGATATAGAGAGCATGTGGGAGTTTTATCAACTCTAATTTTAGAACAAAACAACCCTTTCGTAATTGGAACGCCATAATGACTCCATATTTCTTCTTCCTTAACTTTGGATAATATAAAATCCTTGGTTAGATTTACCTCAGTTGTTTTTGTTAAATCAAAAGTCATTATATTATTCTAAAAGAGTCCCGGGAATCCCCAGGACTCTATATTTTATAACTAATTATGAATCAATATCTTAGAAGGGAAGATCGTCAGAATCATCCTTATCTTCATCAAGATCTGTTGCCATATCAGCAAGAAGATCATTTTTAGCTGTAGCAGACATGTTGGTAGGACGTGCATTCTTAGCAGCTTCAATCTTAGCTACTTCCTTAGCAAGAAGTGTAAGTTCTTCTGCTGCGAAAATAGTTGTAGCAAAACCAAGACCGACAACTTCACCAGCTCTAGTTGTTCTCACTCGTGCTGGGAAAGCAGGAATGGCTGCATAACCATTAGTCTGTGGAAGAAGCTTAATCTTCATAGTTTTACCAAAATATGGGGTTGTAATCTTCTTTAGTGAATTCACAACCTTGGTAAAAGTATCTCCTTCAATTGGAGAATTGCCTTCATCAATACCCTTACCAAATTCTGGGTTCAATGCATCAAGAAGCTGTCTTACGATAACCAAGAAATGATCCATTGAAGAAGCATTATAACCTCCTCACTGATTCTTTTCTCTTCCATCATTACCTGGAGCAAAGAAATTCTGTATATATGTACCATAATTCTCTACATCAAATGTAATCTCCATAGTATCAAGATCATCACCAGCTTTTGTAGTAATTGTATTCTTCTTTACACCAATAAACTTAGCATTATGAATACCTGCAGTGAGAGTTTTAGGAGCCTCACTAGCACCCTTAGTTGCACCAAAATTGAAATTCATAATTTTTAATCATTAAAATCATTAAACGTAATATTTTCTGTATTTTCTAAATCAATAAGTTCTTCTTCAAGAGTATCTTCTTTAATGGAAACAAGTTTAAACATACCTTCTTTAAAAGGTTCTATTCTAAAATTATCTCCATACATTTTAAGAACATCCATTTGTTGTCCTCTATAAGAAATTGTTCTTGATTTAGTTAATTTTGTTCCCGCATCTTCATCTGTAAATACTTCTGATTTTCCAATTAATGGAAAAGTTTCCTTATTATTTACAGTCCAATAATTGATTGCGAGTCTATCTCCAGTTTTAGCGCCGATTAATTCTATAGCTGCTTGAGATAGTTGTAATTTATTTTCAAGAGCCTGTACAGTTGGTAGTCCAGGTTCAAGAGAAACTACTTTAAGGTTTTGTACCTTTTTAGTAGTTTCATCAAAATCAAATGAGATTGTTAACATTAGTTATTATACTCGTTAATCTTATCTACAACATACTGTAGATCATTAGGAATAAGATCTTCTTCAAAACAATCCATTGGAGTTTTAGCAGTGTTAGTGCCGTCTGAATGAGTAATAAATGAATACGTAACTTTATTATCAGCAGACTTTTCTACATTAGTAAAAAGAACATAGGTAAACAAACCTTCTACTGTAATAGTGTTATCAATCATTTTGCCAATTGTTTTGATTTTAAACTTCGGTTCGTCAGCAGTTCCTCCATTTTCAGAATGACATAATACAAACACGTTCATGTCATCTCTCATCTGGATACTAGTCTTAAGAACTGTATAGAACTTTTGAGCGATATCAGTAAACTTTTCAAAACCTTTTTCTTTAGCTCTATCCATTGCTTCGAAGCTCATAATATATTGTGAATCTTCACACACAACGTTCTTAATTTCAGGACGTTTTACGTTAATATAAGCTAAGATTTTATAAATTTGTTCGACATCAGATGTGTTTACAAAATTACCATTTGGGTTTTCTTTATTCCAAGTAGTATATTTTGATCTCCAACCTCTAAAAGGCAGTGGTTTTGATGCAACATTGATAATGAAAGTCTCTTCTGGATTCAATGTTCTAATACTCGTACTCTTTCCTGAGCCGCTTTCTCCTACGATAGCTATAAGATTCGCCATTTAAAATTTAAAATTTCAATTTGTTATAGATTCCTGAGATTTGTTCTCTGGAATATCTTCTGTTACTGAATTATTTGT